TCAAGGCGCGGCGGGATTGGCGCTCTGTTCGATGGCAGTGTTGATTGCATCCCGCAGGCCGACACCATAGCCATTGCGAGGATCAGACAGACCAGGCGCATTGCGCAGTTCCCTTTCGATGATGGGTTGAATGACGGTGCGATCGACCGTCTCGATCCGCTGCTCGGTTTCGATCTGATCGACCACGCGCGCGGCCAGCTTGTCCGCAAGATCGTCCTCGATCCCGTCGATCGCTTCGCCGATCGCGATCAACATTTTTCTATCCGCCGCCTCGCGGTCCTCTACCGCCCGCTGATAGGCGCTGTGGTCGAGCCACAGGAGGAAGCCGACCACGGCGGCCAACACGATCAGATGCGGCCCCCAGCGCATCCACAGGCCCGCAAAGAGCCCGCTCATGAGGGCAGCCCCGGCAGATAGACCGTGCGGCCGAACCGCTTCACCGCGCGCAGCTCCTGGTTGCGCATCTGGCGCGCCGAATAGCTCACGTGGATCCAGCCCCACTCGCCGAACTCGTAGATGAGCTGGTCGTAACTGAGGTTCTTTTCCATCCACCGGCAAACGGCGAGGTTCGATTGCCCCGCCACGGTGAAGTCGGCAGCCTCGCCCCGGCAGTGCTGCGAGCTGGCAGCGCCGCCCGCCGCCCGGTTGACGGCAGGGGCGCGGTAGCCGCTCGATACCAGCACCGGCACACCATAATGCTCGCGCAGCGGCTCCAGCACCTTGGTGCACAGCAGCTTGAGAGCAACCTGCGCAGAGGGCGGCGCGCTGTTGTCCAGATTGCGCTGAACCGCCGTGTTGCTGCGCGTCATTTCCGCGAGCGAAAAGTGCGGAGAAAGCATCGTCATCCATCGTCTCCTTGTCTGGAAGCCAGCGCCTCATCCACCGCTGCGCTGCGCGAGAGGTAGCCGCTGATGATATTGGCGGCGTCGCGGGTGTGGGTTTCCAACTCCTGCGGAAGAGGCTCCGCCTGCCGGGTGCTGAGCGAGAACAGGCCCAGCATCGTGCCATCCAGCGCCCGGATCGGGCACGCGCTCGACAGGGTGAATTTCCCGCGAGAAAGGAAGTCGTTCAACGCCGGATCGGGGAAGCTTCCCACCGGCAGGGTGATGCAGCGCGGGGCATAGCCCATGCCGGGGAACATGAAGTCGAGCGTGGCCTGCACGTCCTCCTGCCGCAACTGCGCGTGGCGAATGCCGCTGCGCTCTCCCGCCCGGTCCAGCACTTCGTGCGTCTCGATCAGCGCGACCGTCCGCTGGTAGGCGTCAGGGTCGAACAGGAAGATCTTGACCACCGCCCGCCCGGCGCGCGCCTCGCCCATCACCCGCGTCATCAGCGCGTAGATCGCCTTGTCGTTCTCCCGCTCCAGCCTCGCCGCTTCGTGGTTCTGGCCGAACAGGTCGAGCAGCCTGGCCCCGCCGGAAAGGAAGGGATCGGGGTTCATGACGAACACGAAGAGCGTGGCGATCGGGCCCAGCAGGGTGACGGTCAGCACCGACGCCCAGGGCCGGTTCGCCACCAGCTCGATCAGCGGGCGAATGGCGTCCAGCCACGCGACCATGCTTTCCTTGAGGGGACTTGCCGTCTTGTCGTTCATCGCCATTCCTTCCTTGGGTGCGGCATCAGATTTCCGCTGCGCCTTCAAATTCAGGTTGCGAGGCGAGAAAGGCGTAGGCCTGTGCGTAGGGGTTCGCCCCGGCGAGGTCGTAGGCGCACCGCTCGCGCCGGGTCGCGAAGGGGGACGCGCTCTCTTCATCCACCGAAAAGGTCAGCGTGAAATTGATGTGCGTCTTGGCGTCGATCGACGGGTCGAGAACGCGAATATAGGCGTCGTTCACAGTTACCCCTCCGGGGGCGGTGACAGAGCATTTTAGTGCCATTTTGTGCGCTCCTAGCGAGAGATTGACCAGTCGACGGTCGCGGTCGAATCGGGGTTGTCGGAAAGGCAGATGAAACTGGTGGGCGTCTTAGAAGCCCACCGAATCCTTTCGTCTGCATTGTGCGAAAGGACGATCCGGTACCCGGTGTCGAATTCGACATCGGGCAGCGTCACAGTCTTTGAACCGGCAGAAAGCGTCACCGTCCCACTTGCTATGCGCGATCGGCGCAGGTTGGTGGGCGGGTTGCCGCCGATCGCGGGGCCTACGAGATAGGGGAAGGTCGCGCTGTCACCCACCACGACCGTCTGCACGCCCGGGCTGAACAGCAAGCCGCCATTGTTGGCGCGGTACTTGTGCACGTAGCGCCACTTTGCCGTGCCATCGGTCAGCAGCTCGCTGCCATCGTCGCCTGTCGGCGGCGTCCCCGTGCCGCTCGTCCCTGGAATGACGCACTGATAGACGTTTCCGCCCACTTGCACCCGCTGGCCTTCGAGGTAGCCGGTCGCGTCTGCGTGCGCATCGTAATAGGAGTTGCCCGCGCGACCATAAAACTCAACGTTCTGCACACCCGTGCCGAAATAGTAGCCGAATGCCGCTGTTGCGCTATCGCCCGCACTGTCTAGAGGGCCGATTATTACCGTCTCGACCTGCTCATACCAGTTACACAGGCCAGACCAGTTGTGCACTCGGCAGCCATCCTGCTGCACGATCCCCGCGTTTTTGAGATAAATCGCATAATGTGACGCCGAAGGGCTGTCGATGATCGTCACCTTGTTAAGCTTGACGGACTGAATGCCGTTCCGCCATGCGCCATCCATCTGCACGCCGTAGCGCTTGATCCCACGCAACGAATCGTCGTCCAGTGAGATTTCCTTGATCCGGCCCAGCGCGACGATACCGTTGCCGTAATCCCCGCCATAGGTCTCGTCTGTGCCGGTCCCTTCGATGAAGTTGCCGCGCGTCTTGATCGTCGCCAGGCCATAGCCATCGGGGCGGCTCTTGGGTCCGGTGCCGACACTGCTGGCCTCACCGTCATTACCGTTGAAAACGATCGCCGCCGTGCCGTTGTCGCGCAGGCGACAATTGGTGACATTCATCGATCCGATCGAATTGAGCAGGATGGCACCGTAAAGCCCGCTCGGCCCATTCTCGGGCACTCCGCCGCAACCCTCGATCAGCACGTCATCGATCAGGATGCCCTTCGACAGCTTGGCCTTGATTGCAGAATTTTTGCAGGCCTGAATGTGCCCACCCTGGACCACGAGACCAAAATTGCGATTTTCGCCCGTCCAGTTTTCGTCCGCGAAGGCAATCCCCTGCCTGCCATAACCCTTCACGATCGGGCGGATGATATGGCAGCCGATCGGAACGGCATCGTTGACGTTGAAAAGATGCAGACCACGCTCCACCGATGTAGAGTTGGCGAGCCAGTCCGGATCGATGATCTTGGTGTCGAGCCAGGCACCACCGAGGAATATCTCGCAATGCGATGCCCCGCCCTCGGTATAGCGGTGCCGGGTGCCGATCAGCTTGGGCCCGCGCTTGGGGGTCAGCGTGGCACCGGACATGCCTGCAAAACCGGGGGTCGAGAACAGCACGTGTTCCACCACCAGCCCGCCGCCCGTCACATAGAGGCATACCCCGTTCGACGAATTGAGCGCAGTCCCGTTGCCCTCGATCAGCAACCCTTTCAGGATCACATCATCATTGCTGATCTGGAAAGTGTTGGAGTTGTCCGCTCCCACGGTGAAGCGCGAGCTTTCGCCATCGCCTTCCAGTGTGAATCCGGCAGGAAAGTCCGCCCTATTGAACAGGTAATGCCGCCCGCCCGGCGTCACGATCTTCTTTAGACCGCGCTCATTCGCCTCTGCGATCGCGGCTAACCGCGCCATATCGGCGTTGGTTCCGTTGCCTAGGTGAAAATCGCTAAGCCGAACTCCATCGTTCAGCGTCTGTTTGACGGTGCGGAACAACGCGCCCGGTCCAGCCTTGTAAACGACCAGATCGCTGCCCGCGTCCTCATCGGCCAGGTCCGCGCGCAGCGTCTCATCGGCACCGCCATTGCCGTTCGCCGGCACCGGCAGCCCCACCGCGTTGCCCGCGAAAAACTTGCCCGCAAACTTGCTGGTGTCGAACCGCTCGATCCGGCCCTTGTTGAACCGCAGCAGCTCGCCATCCTGAAGGCCTGCCATGTCCACCGCAGGCGCGGTTTGCCCGCGTGCCACCTTGGGCGTCCGCTTCAGATCGAATGCGGCTTCACGCACCTGCACCGCATTGCGATCCAGCTCGGTTTCGTACTGGTCGAGAGGAAGAGCGCGGCTTTCCTTCGCCTGAAGCTCCTGCTGGGGCGGCGTTTCGCTCCACAGCTCCCATTCGGCGGCGCTGGCATCGATCAACGCGGTAATCGTCGCGGTGCGCAGACGCGGGTTGCCGCCCAGCTGGTAGTGCACGCCTTCGGTGAGCGTGTCTCCGTCCTTCACCTGCACACGCAGGTCGCCCAGCGCCATGAACTGGAACGGAATCGGCTCCGCCGATTGCGCGGAGCCGGGGAAATAGCTGTGATACGGCGTGTCGCCTGCCGCTACGGTCATGCACCACTCCGGCCCTGAAGCCTTGCGATGCGCGGGAAGGGTGGATGCCCTGCGATTTCGCCTTATCGGATAATGTGCCGCGCGACAACTGCGCTTGGTCGTCGCGGGTTAGTCCGGAGAGGAAAACTGCGTGAGGCCGCGCTATTCCGGTATCTCGCCTTCGGTCGCGTTCTCGAAATAGATGCTGCGCGAGGGCAAGGGCTGGCCCGGTTCCCACCAGTATTGCGTGCCTTCGTTGGCCGCGCGCGTTTGCATCCGGCGATAGGACGCATCAATGTCCGGGTCCACGAAGCGATCGACCTGCCCCGCCAGCGCATTTTCCCACGCGAGCCGCCAGTAGAAAAGGTTGCGCCCCGGCACCTCCTTTTCCAGCGTGTTCCACATGTCCTTGGCGAACTCGGGTTCGCCTTCGCCCACACCTGCCGCGCGCAGCGCGTTACCAGCGGTTGCATCGGCGATATTGGGCAGCGTCTGGCCCAGCACCGGCCCTGCCAGCGTGCCCAGCATCCCGCCACCATAACTGTTCTCCGAATTGAACAGCAGGTCGCCGAAAAGGCCTAGCCCGCCCGATTGCACCACTGCGCGCCCCCAGAACTTGGGGTTGTCGGTCATCGGCTGCGGGTCCTTGCCCGCGGCGATCGTCTTCAGCTGCGCGGACAGCGCGCCCAGGCCGACCATGGCGAGGCCCATGGGAATGGCATAGCCCAGCTTGCCGCTGAAGCTGCTCTGCTCCATCATCCGCCGCCCGTGCAGGTTGATGATCGCCAGCGGGAAGCTCTTGAACAGCAGGGCGCTGCGCGCAATCTCACCCATCCACGTGCCCGGCTTGGCCCAGCTATTGATGAAGGTGCGCGTGTTCACGTCGGGCACAATCACTGCGTGGTCGGTCTCGGTCAGGATCAGTTCCATGAACCTGTCGCCGATGCGCTGATCCTCCATGTCCAGTGGCACGATCCAGTCCGCCCCGCGCTCGATCCGGGGCCGCGTGGTACGATAGGCGTCCCACTCGCGCGCGCCGATGCCATAGCGCTGCATCTGGCGCTGCATGGGGGCCGGCAGGTTCTCGAAGGCATGCACTGCGTTGTGGGTGAACGTCGCGACGAAGTTCATACCCGTGGCCCACTGTCCGTTGCGCGTGTGGCGGGACAGACCCTGCGATCGGATGACGAAATCGGCCATGCGCCGCGCGACCTCGCCCTGCAGCTCTTCGCCCAGGTATCGGTGCGCGCTGCTAGTCAGCCCAATCCAGTCGTCCACCACCAGCCCAAGGCGCACCGCCAGCCTGCGGTCGCCATCGTCCAGCGGGTTCCACAGCTTCACGTAATTGGTAATCGTGCGCATCATTGGCACACGGTTGAACCGGGCGGTTCCCAGCATGGTGGCGAAGTCGGGCAGGACGGAAAGCACCGCACTGCCCAGCTTGGCCGATACCTGCTGGCTGCGCAGGCCCGATCCAACCAGCGCCAGCTTGCGACTCTCCGGCACGCGGTTGCTGCCGGTCAGTTCGTCATACAGGCGCTGCAGCTTGCCGCTGCCCCGGTGCTTCACATCGACCTGTTGCTGCGTCCCGCGCTGGTCCACGCTCTGCTCGATACTGTCCTTCAGCCAGCGCAGCGTTGCGGCGGGGTTCGGGCCCAGCGCCTCCATCATCGCCGTGTCGCGCGCCATCGCGTGCAGGTGCTGGCCGAAGATGTCGTAGATATTGTCGCCCCCGCCGAAACGGGTCTGGTATTCCATCCAGTCGTCGTAATTGGCGAAGTGCAGCACGCGCGGGTCTGCGCGCCGATTGGCCAACGCGCCTTGGCCCACCGCACCCGGCGTTGCGCGGTTCGCCCCCTCGCTCCAGATCGTCTCGTGGATCTCGCGCAGCAGCGCCTCGCGACGAACGCCGGTCGCTTCCTTGCCGGTTTCAAGGTCGAGCAAACGCACCCGATCGACCGGGCCGAAATTGCGCCATGCCTCGTAACTGCCCGCTTGCCGAACAAGCCGCGAATCGTGGCTCTGCGGCAGGCCGTAATCGTCCATCTTGCCGATGTGCCCGCCCGCCTGGTTGAAGCGCGTGCGCGCGAGCTCCAACACCTCGCCCATCGCATCAGCCAGTTCTTGAGCATTCACATCGTCGACGTTTTCGCCGAACCGCGCGCGACCGATCAGATCGAGTTCGGCCTTGTTGCGCATCACTCCAAATACGTTCCGCCGATGCTCAGCCAGAAGCTTGTCTTGGGTGCTGAAATAGCGCCCGCGCAGCGCGTCAGCCTGCTTGTCGATCCGCGCCATTCGGCGCAGCGCGACGGCCACCGGCAACACACCGCTGTCGTCCGCCGCCTGCCTGAGTTCGGTCAGCCAGCTCGTTTGCGCCTTCACCGCCAGAAGCTTCTGGCGCCCGGCTTCCAGCGTCTCGGCAGACAGCCATTTGAGCGCGTCGTCACTCGCCGCGACTTCGGCAGCCGCCTCGCCCATGTCGCGGGAATACTCGCGCAGCCGCTCTTCGTAGAAGCTGCGCAGCTGATCGGCCTTGGCCGGGCGCAGCTTCCCACTGGCGAGAAGATCCGGAACGCATACGCCAAGGCTCATTTGAGGCAGTCCCTGATGGCTTTGATTTCGGCTTCGTCCGCGTCCAGCTCGTCCAGCACCTCACGCAGCGATTGCGCCTTGCCCTCTTCGTCGAAGCGGAAACCGGGCGCGTCGGCTTCGTCGAACAGGGCCAGCCCCATCGTGCCGTCCTGCGCCTCGCCCGTGCGGTTCTCACCGCGCAGCGGAGCATCAGCGCGCAGCTGAGCTTCTTCGGCCTGTCGGGATGCAATCGCGGGATCGGTCGCCGCGCCGCGATCCAGAGCCGCGCGAGCGTCATGTCTGAGGCTGTCGTGCTGGCCTTGCGCGCCCGTGCCGGAAGGGTCGTCGAAGGCGGCGTACCGCCCCGGCGCTATCGGCCCGGTTTCGGGCTCTCCGAGGGATTGCTGCGCTTGGCGATTGCTTCCAGCAGATCCGCCGTCATCGCCGCGCTGCGTTGCAGCCTCGGGGTCTGGCTCATATCCTGCGATATCGCCCGCTGCTGCGCGATCTTCGCCTTGATAGAAGGGTCTGGCGGATAGGAATTCGTCATAGTCGATCGGTTCATACAGCGGTTCCGGGTTGTTGGCAAAGGCTTCGGCCTGGTTGCGCTCCGCCATCAGGTTGACGGCATAGGAAAGCGCCTCGGTTCCGGTCAGCCCGTCTTCCCCGGCCGCAATGTAAAAACGGGTGAAATCGTCGAACACCTCGGGGTCCATGTCGATCGGCGTCATGCCGAGGTCGCGCAGGTAAATGCTCACTTCGTCCTGCGCGATCACCCATTCGGGGTCCTGCCCGCCGAATGGGTCGCCATCCTCGCCGTCCCGCGCGCCGAACAGCTCTTCGGTCGATCCGCGCAGGTCATAGTCGCCACGCCTGTCGAAATCGTATTCGCTGTAGCGGGGCGCACCCGCCAGCTCTTCGTTGATCGCATCCAGCAGCAATCCGCGTTCGTCGATCGAATCGCCGTAGCTTGCTTCGGACCGGCCCTGAAGTTCGGGGAAATAGCCCGCATCGCGCGCGGCGCGGAATGCGCTGTCGAGGCCGTAATCGCCTTCGCCGCTCGGCCCACCGCCGCCCAGCGTTGCGTCGGGCGCAGCTGTGCGCCGGATAACCGGGCTGCCAAACCGGCGCTCATCCGCAGAGAGGCCGATCGCGCGCAGGTCGCCGCCGTCGTCGTTCAGTCCGCCCCGCTCGGCAAGGAAGTCGATCAGGCTGCGCGGGCGACGGGTGTTGGCGCGCGTGACGGGCGCAGGCGGCTTGCGCATCAGGTGCCCGGTCTTACCCGCCTGAACCAGCAGGCCCTGATCGACCAGCTCCTGCAACCCGCGCCGCAATTGTTCGGGGTCGAGCCCCAATTCGTCGGCCAGCGCTTCTGTGTTGCGGTTGAGACTGCGACGGCTGCCGGTCACGATATCGCGCAGCGCGGGCAGGGCATCGCGCGTTGCCTCGTCCATCTGCGCCTGCGGCAGAAACTCTTCGCGCACTTCGGGTACGTCGGCGGCAATCTCTTCGATCGGCACCATGTCCTGATCGTCGAACCGATCTCCGCGCGCGGGGGCGGCGGTCTCGCCGCCTAGCAGTTCGCTGCGCTGCGCACGAAGCGCAGCAAGATCCGTCTCGATCGTATCCAGCGCGCTCCGCCCGGCGGCGCTGGCACCCGATGCGCTCACCCCGCGACCGCCGCCGCCGTTCATCTTGCGCGCGGCCCAGGCAATTACCTCGCCCGCGTTCATCCGTTCCAGAAACGGGTTGGCGTTCACCACCCCATCGCCCAGCACGCTGCGCGCGCTCGCGCCCGGCGATGCACGATGCAGCGCCACCGCGCCGCCATTGCCAGCGAAGTGCGCCAGATAGAGGTTGCCCGCATCCACCGGCACCCCCGCTGCCCGCAGCGCACGTTCGTTCGCCGCTGTCAGGTCCAGCATCAACGTGTCCTGCAGGCGTTCGTCGCTCCGCTTGGCAAGGATTTGTGCGTTGGTCAGCCCGTTCTGGCCGTACCGGGCGCGATAGAGCCGCAGCCAGGTATCGCCGATGAACTGGTATTTGCCCGTCGCGCTCGATCGCGGGTTGCGCGCACTGTTGCTGCCTCCGCTCTCCACGGTGGCGATCCGGCGCATCAGGATGGATCGTGCATCGCCCGGCACCGTCCCGCTCGCGATTGCGGTGCTCGATCCAAGGGACGGGCGCGATGCGGGCAGGGCCAGCGGGGCAACCGGCATATCCGGTGCATCCGCCATGATCTGCCGCATGGCGTCCAGCATGCCCGCGTTGTGCTGCTCGCGCCCCGCCGCACTGTCGGTGAAGGGGCTCGCCTGTGCCAGCATGGCATCGCGGCGAAGCGCCGAAATCGCCACCTCCGCGTCCGGGCCAAGGCTCTGCGACAGGTCCAGTCCTTCGGCAATATCGGGCAGGTGCTTGTCCAGCACGTCCCAATCGATCGTACTGCCTACCTTGTCGCGCAGGCCGGGAACGCGATCGAGCATGGTCGACCACGCCTTCTCCTGTACCGCCTGCGGCGCGGCCTTGATCCGGTCCCAATTGTGCCCCAGCGCATGCCCGCCTGCCGATAGGCCCCCGGCGAACACGAAGGTGGAGCCGATGTCGAAAGCAATGTCGCTCGCGGTGGTCTGCTCGCCCAGCGCCGCGCGGTTGCGAATCCGCTCCGGCTGCCGCGTGGCCTCTTCCGCTGCCGCCAGTATGCCTTCACGCAGGAACGCTTGCGCGATCGTCTTGCCTCCACCGCCGACCATGAATTGCAGCGGGCCAAGGTCGCTGTCCGCCATGTCCGCAGCGGAACCGGCGATGAAACCTGTCGTCAGCTGGTCGAACCCGCTTGCGGTTGCAAGCCGCTGCTGGTCGCGTTGCCGCGCACCCTTGCGGCTGACCACCCACTGATCGAACTCTTCCCGCGTGCCCGGCAGGTCGGCGAAGGCTTGCGCATTGCGCGCGCGCTGGGCCGCGACCGCCGCCCACACCTTGTCATAGTCGATCGACCGCTCGCCGCCCATCGCGCGCGGGTCCAGCTCCAGAAAGCCGGGCTGTCGCAACAAAGTGGTGCGATCCACGCCCATATCGGCCAGCGCATCCGCCAGATCGCGATAGGCGTCTTGCCTGCGCAAAATCTGCGCATCCGACCACTCGTCAACTGCAAGTTCCTGCTGGATGCCGAAGCTTTCCAGCCAGCCCGGCTTGTCCGCTTCGGGCACGGCGATCGGCCCGGCATCGACCGGGGCGGTGCGGCTGCGAAGGTCAAGGGCTCCGAATTGCGGCATCAGTCGCCCTTCCGCCCGATCCGCGCGCGGAAGATCCCGCCATTCTCTCTGCCCAGCCATGCGCCGGTCGCATCGCGGAACTGGTACACGGCATCGCCGCTGCCATCATCCACCGCAACAGGCGTGTACTTGCGCCGCACCACGTCGGCAGGCTCTGCCGCCTCCGCGAAATCGAACGCCCGCGCACGTTCGCCGTACTCCTTGGCTGAAAGCCAGTCGGGCAACAGGAAACCCTTGCCATGCCATGTTCCCACGCCGCCGCGCCCGCTGCTGCGGCCCAGCGCCATCTGGACGGAGGCGCGGAATACGGGCTCATCCCATCCCCGCTTGTTCTCACGCTGTAGCGTGCCTGCGTAGAGGTCCAGCGCGAGGTCCATCACGCCCTGCTGCTCTGCCACCGTGAAGTCGTCCAGCGCCCCGGCTGTCACCGCCTCGAAGGTTCTGCGGTAGCGGGCGCGGTCGAGCTTCTCCGTGGGAACCAGGTCCTTGTCCGCACCGCGCGCCTCGGCTCCGGTGATGGCCAGCATGCCCGCGGCGCGCTGCAACCGCATCGCGCGCCTCGCGCTGTCACCGCCGCCCACTGCCTGCATCACCCGCTCACGCCGGTCGAGCGGCATGTCGTACATCTGCCGAACCACCTGCAGGCGTGCAGGCCCGCCCTTGCGCCAGTCGTCCTTCAGCTGGTCGCCCGTCTCTTCGGCCATACTGGCGCGGCGTTCGCGCATGTAGCGCAGCTGGATCTGACCGCTCTCGTCCAGCGTGCCGGCGCGCTCCTGCTCCTGCATCGTGCGAATGGCGGTTTCCAGCTTGTCGGGGTCGGCAAAGCGCTGGTTGACCTGCACGCCGATGCTGAGCGACTGCACCTCGACGACCTCGGCAGGGTCCAGCCCCGCAGTCTGCGCTTCACTGACGAGCGCGCCCACGTCGATCGACCGGATATCCGTCGCGCCTTCGCGCACCAGAGCCTTCACCCCGTCGATCCGCTTGCGCAGATTGTCGCGCTCGACCTCCTGCGCCATTTCGCGCTCGCGGGCTTCCACTGCAGCCGCGTTCTGCGCCAGCCCCTTGAAACGCTGGCTCGATTTGAAGTCGATGATGCCGGCGAACCGATCGTCTTTGCGCAAGGCTTCGGCCTCGTCATACTGGCCATTGTCGATCAGGCCCGCCAGCAGGGACGAGAACGCGGATGCGTCGTCTTCCTTGCGCAGCGTGGCCTTGTCGTCGTCCCCCATTTCCAGCCCGTCGAGCATGGTGTCGCGCTGCGCGCGCCATGCGGCGAACTGCTCGGGCGTCGGCGTGTTGTAGATCAGCGTGTGGGCGTTCTGCTGCAGCGTCCCGTAATCGCTGGCCTGTTTCTTGACCCGCTCGGCTGCCTCGAATCCGTCGGCGCGCACCAACAGGCGCGCGGCATAGCTGTCCCATTGCGATTCTGCCCGCGCGCGCAGCTCTTCGTCGTCGGGCAGGGTGCCGATGAATTTGGCTCGCCGATCGGCCAGCAGCTTGCGCACCGCCTCGGCGTGGCCCTGCGCACCCTGCGCGGGCTCGCGCTCCAGCGTGGCGATTTCGTCGGCCAGCTCCACCTGCTCGCCTGAAAAGCGGGACGCAATATCCAGCCCCGCCATCATCTGGTTGCGTGCCGCCTCCCGCTCCGCGATCCGGTATTCGGTGGACTGCGCATAGTCCTTGGCAGCCTGCGCGGTTTCGTCCGCACGGGCGAGGCTCCGCCCCAGCGCGGTCACGCCCTGCGCGATGCCGGTATTGCCGGTCTGGCGCGGCGCGCGAAGCACCGTGCTGCTGCGCGTCCGCGCGCTGAAGGTGGGCGGCAATGCCATCAATATCCTCCCGGCAGGCCGATCACGCCGAACCGGCGGCGCATCAGTGGGTCGCGCGGCGATACCGCGTCATAGGCCCCGCGCGTGCCGGTCACGCTGACAGTGCCCCTTCGCAGCGCGGGGCGCGGCATCCGGCTTGCATGGTCCGCCGCGTCGGCCTCAGCCTTCACCTTCCGCGCGTCCGCAGCGGCCTTGGTCTCCAGCCCGATGCCCGCCGCCTGGAATGCCGAATTGAAGATCGCGGAGCGGCCTTCCGCCCGGCGGTCTTGCGCCGCCTGCCGGAAATTGCGCGCCTCGCCATCGGCCTTCGCACGCAGGTTGCCGATTTCCACCTCGCGCTCGACCGCGTTCTGCATGATGATGTCCGCAGCAGTACCGGTGCCAACCGTCGTCGCGCTGGTCGCCATCGCAGCGATTGCCATGCCGGAAACCTGCCGTTCCTCGCGCATCACGTCGGCAATGTCTTCCTCACCTGCCAGTTGCGTCAGGCGCGCGTTCTCGTCCAGCACGCGGGCATCGCGCCGGGCCGCACCGTTGGCCTCGAATCCGCCCAGCAATACGCCTGCGATCTGGATGCCGGTGGCGGCGGCACCCGCGCTCATGCCGTCACCTGCACATTGTCGCGCCGCACGCGGGCGAAGCGGTGCATGTCGCCACCATCCCACGCCACGCATGCCATCACGCCTTCGTCGACGAAGCCCAGCCATTCGGCCCAGCGCATCGCAGCGGTCCAGTCCGCCCGCACCAGGCAGTCGATCCGCCGACGCCGCTGCATCTGGCGGTCCAGATAGGTCCGCACCACACGGGTGATCCACCGCATGTAAGGGCCCGCGTCGGCAGACATGAACAGCCACCCGTGGCCATAGCCCGCATCGACCGTGGCGACCCCGCAGATTGCCAGAACCTTGCCGTCCGCGCGCAGCGTGTGCGCGGAACCGGCCTTGGCCAGCAGCTTCGCCGCAGCCTGCGCATCGCCCAGCGCGGCAAAATCCTGCGCCTGCCTCGGATGCGCGCGAAGCTGGGCCATATCGGCGGGCTCGTAGGAATCGACGCGCCTCATCGCTCGCTCACCTCCATCAATACCATGTGCGCCAGCACGGTCTGCGGCAGCGGGGCGGTGCGGGTAATCGTGATTTGCCGGGTCCGGTCCCACGCGCCGACAATATCCATCGGCACATCCCGCGTGATCGCGGGAATGGCGTCTTCCAGATCCATGCCCGGCTTCACGTTCCCTACTTCCGTCACTCGCCCTCCCTGACAGGTGACGGAGAAGCCAAGCGATTCCTGCACCCGCAGGGTGACGCGGCTCATGCGTCCCATCTTGGCCTGCGCGGGGCCGTTATCGCCGCCCGCTTCGGGGGAAAGGAGGGTAAAATACGCGGGGAAGGGCAGGCCTGCGGCAATCTTGCCGTAACTGTCGCCCAGCGCTGCATCGCCGTTTGCGTCCAGCTCCATACTGCCCAGCCACTTGCCGCCGGTATCGTCGGCAACCTGTACTTCCACCGTCTCGCCTGCGAGGTGCGGCAGGGAAATCGTATCGATCGGATTGGCAGGATCGTCGTAGGTCAGACCCGCATCGCTCATCAGCGCGGGATAACGGCGCGCGCCCGCTTCCTGCCACGGGGCAAGCTTCAGCACCCACCACGCACCATTGCGCTCAACTGCGATCCACAGCTGATCGTATCGGCCGCCCGGGTCGGTAATGCTGGTTGCGCTGCGCGCCAGCATGTCGCCGCCCAGCGGGCGCGGCACCCAGCCCAGCACCTGCTCTTCGGGCAGGTAGTTCGCACAGGCGAGCGTGCCATCCCCGCGCACCGCCCACAGCAGTTGCAGGGGCTCGTACTGCCAGCAGAACTCGGTCAGTCCACTTTCGCCGATATGGTCGGCATAGCGGGTAAGATCATCGGCACGATACCGCCCGTAAGTGTTCTCGATCAGGTGCATCACCCGCCGCCCGTTGCGCTGCAGGAAGATCGGGCGGCTGCCCAGATCGACCGGACGCACCACGGCGCTGCCCTTGCTCTCCTGCCGGACGAGGCTGAAATTCAGCGGGCCGATGCCCTGCTGTGCGCTGGCCGGGCGCAGCACATATTCGCATCCGCCCGTGCCGATGAACAGCTCATCGCCCGCGAAAATCCAGCGGATCGTCTGCGGTCGATCGACCTGCAGGACCATCGCCATGTCGTTGCTGATTTCGCCGAACTCGTTGAGGCGGTCGAAATTGTACAGGTCGCCCGCAACGCTGCTGTAGATCCGGTCATCCTTCACCAGCCACAGGCGCTGGTTCCAGATGCAGCCATGTTCCGGCCAGCCCGTCGTGTCGCTGAATGCGCCCAGGCGCCAGCGCCACGTGCCGGGCGAATAACTGCCCGATCCGGGCGAACTCCATCCTCCAGTGCCATCGAACTCTTCGTCGGGCACATACCATCCCGGCAAGTAGTCCCCGATCGTGTAGCCGCCACCGCCACCGCCGCCAGCGGGAGTGGAAACCTGCAACGGCAGGCGGCGCGTCACGGTAGCAGTCACTTGGGTTGGGCTGGTATAACCGGTGATCCGCACCCGCCCGAACATGTCGAACATGTACGCCAGCTCGACCCCACCGGCATCCTTCTCGTTCAGGTCCTGCCCGCTGCCGATCCCATCCCATTCGACGCCTCGCGTATGGACCGGCGCGACCGTGCCGGTGCGCAGCGTCGTGCCGCTTCCGCCGACCACGCTGTAAACCCGTCCATCCCATTGCAGCAGCTTGCCGCGCGTCACAGTGATGCCCGGCTCCCAGCTCGAAACATCGGACAGATCGTGCGCTTCCACCTCGATCAGTCTTCCTACGTCGGTTTCCGCGAACAGGTCTGTGCTGCTGGTCACGGTGACGGTTCCGGAGACTCCGCTGAATGCCAGCGTGTGCGATTCATCGCCGTTGCGATCCAGAAACGGCCCATCCTCGTAAGTCAGCTGGTCCAACTGGAAAGCCGCAGCGGCGGTGCGCACCAGCAGGCGGGTCCGGTGGGCGCGGTGGAACAGGTACAGCACGTCGTTGCTGGGCTCGTAATCCAGCGCAGCCAGATGCTCTTGGGGATACGGGCTTGCGACCGTCACAGGTGCGGCAGGCGTGCCCGCCGTCAGCAGCACGTCGTTCGTGTAGAAGCGCAGCAGGTTCGCGCTCACTTCCACCACGTACCCTTGCGTAACCTGCGGCTCGAACGGCAGCAGGCGGCACGGGCCGAGGGCCGCATCGATGAACTCGAAACCGGGGCAGGCCTCGTTCGGGCCTTGGGGGCGGGGTACATAGCCCGCGCTCTTCGCCACGGCAGTGGGCCATATCGCATGATCCGGCCTGCCCAGCATGAACGGTGACAATTCGCCCCCGTTATAGCTGGTCTGCATGATCGTGACGCGCGACATGGCGGATCAGCCCCAGCCGCTGCTGGGCGACATGCCCACCGTGCTGGTTCCGGCTGCGGTCAGCGTGCGGCTGAACACGCTCACATCGCCCCGGTCGCGGTCGCCCGTGGCCAGGCCATCCGCGCGCTTGGCTTTGGCCAGTGCGCCGCCTTCGCCGTCATTGCCTTCGTACTTGACCCGCATCGCTTCCACGACGCCGCTGGATTGGGTGATCGGCTCTGCCGCATCCATCGCGAGGCGATATCCCATCGCGGTGATGAAGTGCGGGGGCCACTCGGCCACGTTCTCGACCGCCGTGACGTAGCGAATGCGCGGCGGCGTATCGCTATCCGTCAGCAGAAACCGGCCTTCCTGCGCGCCGCGGAAATAGGCCATGCTGTCCCGCGCGGGGGGCAGCCAACGCACGCAGTCGGCGGGCAGGCTGTATAGATAGCCGTCGACGTTCTGTTCCTTGAGGTTCAGTGTCGCTCGGCGGATCGCATGGTTCCACGGGTGTTCGGCGTGCAGGTCGCGCACCGCATCGGGCCACAGTTCGTTCAGCGTGTCGGTCCAGGGCTTGGTGTCGTCCACATTCACGCTGCGATCGACCGAGCCAAGCAGGGCCAGTGCCCGGTTGTAGATCCCGGTTACGGTGGGCGTGGGCAGGGCCATTCATGCACCTCTTGCTAATCGGAATGGGCGCGCCGCCATCCGGGCATCCACCCCTTCCCGCGCATGCGTTGAAGGGAACCGGCAGCGGCGCGCCCGCATCCGCCTGCTGATGGGGCAGCAGGCGGAATGGATTGCGCAGGCGCGTCAGCGCTGCGTGTACTGGCGCTCGATCACCAGCGTGCCATCGGGGATGGCCGCGCCGCTGATCGTCACGATAAGCTCTTCTTCCTCGGTGATCGGGGCGAAGCCTTCCGCCGCCGCCAGAACCTTGCGCCGCGCGACCGTCGCGTTAGGCAGCGCCGCCGCCGCAAGGTATTTGTCCGGGTCGGCAGCGGTGCCGATCGCGATGCTCGCGGCGGACATGTTGCTGCTCGCCTCGATCTCGAACGCCATGGTCCGCTGGCCCGCACGCGCCGTGCCCAGCGACAGCGTATCGCCGGTGGTGGTTGCCTCGGCGGCGGTGTTGAAGGTGTTGCGATCGTTGCGAATACCGGCGCTGCGCAGGATGCCGCTGGCCTTGTCCTGCATCGTGCCGTCGATGACGTTCTTGAGTTCGTTGGGAATAGCCTTGGCCATTGTTCCGGTTCCTCGTTTTGCTCTGCCAGCCCACGGCTCTTGCAAAGGGCAGCGGGGCGGGGCCTTGCGGTCCCGCCCCGGCGATCATCAGCTGTGGTCGATGACCAGCTGGTAGCACTTGGCTTCGTCGGTGCGGACCACTGCCGAACAGGCTTCGGCGTAGATCTGCGTGCTGTACTGCTTGTTCGGCAGCTCTTCGATCTTGCCCCAGAACTCGGTCCAGGCCCCGCGATGCAGGCCGCTGGGAACGAAGGCGGGCAGTGCGATGTGGTTGGCTGCGGGGATCATCAGGTCCACCGCGTTGCCGAAGGCCTTGCGGCTCTTGAGGTTCGCCCGCACGAAGCGGAACCCCAGCCACGGCTTGACTTCACCGCGCACCATCGGGCGGCTTTCGTTGAAGTCCGCGTCGATATACTCCTGAATGTTGAACAGGCCGGTTTCCGATTGCGGATCGAGAAGCACGATCGGCTCTTCGGCCTCGGTGTCAACGTCGCCGAGGTTCATATCTTCGCGAAGCTTCAGCAGCGCGGCCTTGGTGAAGCCGCCGCCCAGGTCGATGATGTTGTTGCTGTCGAACGGCACCGCAACGTCGCCATCCTCGCCCGTCCAGCCATTGCCGTAATAGCCGCGCACCCACTGCTTGTCGTGATAGCGGCGCGTGCCGAGGCCGGTGCTGACCGCGATCGGCGATTTCAGGTCCACCTTGGTCTGCTTCATGTCGTCGCGATCGATCAGCGGCGCGACGTTGGCGGACTTGGGCTTCTTGATGAAGCGCCGGGTCACGTCGACATCGGTGTTGTTCGTGTCGCCGTTGCGAGTGGTCTTCTCTTCCAGATCGATATGCCCGAACCGGTCGATCAGCTGCGCCCCCTTGTCGGTGTAGCCCTTGGAATCGCCGACCAGCGGGGACAGTTTGCCGGGGGTCTGGTTGAGTTCGTGCTCGACCGCGAGGTTATACTCGACGGTCCGGACTTCATCATATGCGTCGTCGGCCATGTGGCCCTCCATCAAAATCAGGTTTCATGTGATTTCGACAGGGAAGGCCGGGCTGATCCCGGGTCCTATCTGGCGCTTGCACGGCGCTTGTCGTGCCCACCTCTTTGGCGGGGTAGCACCGGGTCCGCGTGCAATGCAGCGCGGGAAGACCGGTGCCGGGGTTCCCCCTCAAGGGGGTTGGGGGAGAGGAACCCCGGCTAGGTCGAGAATTTCCCTATATGGCGAATTCTGTCAACCCTTCTTCGCTGCGTTTCTCACCAGCTCGTCATAGCGGGCGCGTTCGGGCGTTCCTTCCGTCTCGACCTTCTTGGCCGTCTCCGGATCGGCCAGCATCGCCTGCGCGGCCTTCTTCGCCGGCTCGCCGATCAGCGTGCCCAGCGCCAGCTGCACATCGTTGCCGTCCACCCGGCCCAGCTCGCCGGTCTTCTCCGCCAGTGCGAACAGCGTGCGCAGCGTATTGCCCGTACCGACGAACCGTTCCAGCCCGCTCTCGAAGTCGGGCTTGATCCCCAGCTTGTCGAGCATGTTGACCGCCGCCTGCTTGCCGCGCGCGAATTCGCTGGAGCCCATTTCGGCCTCCAGCGCATCCATTTCGGCCTGGCCCTTTTCGCTCTCGGCCTGCTTCATCTGCTGGACGAACGCATTGTTCGCCGCGACCACCTTGTTCACCTGCAAGGGGTGAAGCCCGGCTTCGTGAAAGACGCCGCGCATGTGGTCGGCGAAGTCGGTCCCATCACCTTCGGGCACATCGATCGTGTAGCTTGCCGGATCTTCCGGCCGCACTGCGGCGGCAAACCGATCGAAGCTTTCCGGGTCGTCCTCCTTGGGCAGCGTCACCTTGCTGGTCGCCACCCGCTTGGTTTCGAGATAGCCCTTGGCCAGTTCCGCGATCGGCTTGCTGCTGAAGTTCGCCAGCGACTTGTCGGCCTGCAGTTCTTCGGGCAGCGCGGTGAACCACTCCTGCGGCGCGGCGGGGTCGGCCACGGGCGCAGGCGTGTCGCGCCCCAGCGGCCCGGTATCCGCGGCAGCGTGCGCGTCGGCTGCATCCGGCGCAGGCGCAGGCGCAGGCGCGGGGGTGGGAGCCGGGGCAGGTGCCGGGGCAGGTGCCGGGGCAGGTGCCGGGGCGGGCGTGGGCGTGGATGCGTCGCTCATCTAGTCTTCCTCTTCTTCGATGTTGCGTAAATCGAGTTCCAGCTGCCGCAGTCTGCTGTCGTCCAGCTTCAGCCGCCCGAAAATGTGCAGGCCCACGCGCCGCGCGCCTTCCAGCTCGGCCAGCTCCTGCGGATCGAGTGTCATGCTGGCGCGGCCCAGGCCGCTGCGTGCCATGATGTCGCGCAGCACGATCGCCTGATCCGTGGCGGTGGCTGCGCCCGGCGTCACGAACACGCGGCGATAGGCCTTGTGAACGCGGAACAGGCTGACCGAGTGGTTGCGCAACTGCGCAGACTTGCCCTCCGCAGCGGCGACCGCTTCGGCGATGTCGGCAGATAGTGAGAGGCCCGGCGGGCGCGATCCGTCAGCCATCGGTTGCCACCGCCTGGCTTAGATCCTTGGCGCTCTTGCCGATCGCGGGCAGCGCGGTGATGAGGTCCTGCGTTTTCGACCTGTGCAGCGCCGCCGCCTCGGCCTCGGCGCGCTCGTCTTCGTCCGCTTCCCAGCTCGCCGGCACGCCGTTGATCCGGCCCATGTGATCCAGCACCTTGTCCAGCGGATATTTCTGGGTGAACTTGCCCCACGCCTCGCCGGTCTGGTCGCCCTGAAACACAGGGGCGAACTGTTCCAGCATGCGGAAGTAACCCGCCGCGGCACCGGCCTCCTGCGCGCGCGACAGGCCGTTGTCGTAAGTCACGTCCAGCAGGTCCATCCCGCCTTCCAGCGCTTCGGCGACTTCGCCCGGCATGTCGTCCAGCAGGCCCATTTCGTCCATCAGGTCGATTTCGCGATCCAGCATGACGGAAAGCCACTCGGTTTCCTGATTGGCGAGCGGAGACAGCAGGATGCCTTTCTCTTCCTCGCGCTGGTACAGCTGGCTGTCCGTCACGTGGCTTTTCAGGTCCTGCCGTATCTGCAGCATGTCGACGAAGAACGCGCGGTCGATCAGCCCTTGCAGGCGCTCCAGAATGGCCATGCTGCCGCTCATGTCGCTGGGCTCGACCAGTGGGATGATCTTGCGATTCCCCCGATGATCGATCGCGCCATAGGTGATCTGGTGCGCGGCGTACTTCACCGTCTCGTCCATCATGTCCGTATGCGCGCCCAGCGGCGGCATCGCATTCAGCTCGCTGGCCAGGATCATGTCGCGGATCAGTTGCTGCGCGCCACGCACGGCAGGCAATACGGAGAATGCCGGGCACCGCCCGTAATCCTCGTTTGGCGCGGTGGTGTAACGGCTGACGATCCTCGGGATCGAACGATAGCCACCCGTCTTGAAAATCTCTTCACCCGTGAAGCTGTAAAAGCAGCCGATCCACGGCTTGCCCACTTCGTCCAGGCGTGAGGGGTCGAAATGCGCGTTCGGCTTGATCGCGTGAAGAAACCGGAACTCGCTGTTCGGCGTGTTGTCCTTCATCGCCTTCTTGACGCATTCGGGCGATTCTTTGCCCCACTTCTGCTGCGCCTTCTCGGCGGTCCACGTGAAGGTGTAATGCACCTTGCTGACCAATCCCTGCGCATCGGTCTTGACGTAGGTTTGGCCGACGAACTCGCTGCGATACGAAAGCCCGATCGGGTTGCCACGCACATCGCGGCGAATATCGGGCCACATGCTCTGCATGCCCATCACCAGCAGGCTGGCGCTGCTTTCGTGCATCTGGCCGGTGAAGCCGCTGCGCGGGTCGTTGCGCAGCTTGAACAGCAGCAGGTTCTTGCGTTCCTTCCACTCGCGCACATGGCGCAGCTTCTCAAGTTCAGGATCGGGCAGGCCCCAGCGCTGCCAGATCTGGCCGCGCGGCATAAGGTAACTCTCGAAAAGGCTGACCGACTGCTCAACCGCCTGCTGCGCGTGCGGGTCGAAGATCCGCACGTCGTTCTGCGGGCCGCGCATTCCGCCCGGCATGTGGATCGCGTCGAACTGCTGGTGGCGGGGCAGGAACCAGATCGCCGATTCGCGCATCATGTCGTCGAAGCCGCGCCGGGCCTGCTCCATGTCGGCCTGGTCGCGCTTGATGTCCTTGGCGTCCCACATGTTCATCGTCCTGCCCCTGACCGCTCAGCTACAGCACGAACGCGATGTGGCGGGCGGGGAACATGGCCAGCTTGCCGCCGCCGCCGATCAGCGGGACGGGCCACTGTACGCGCGACACGGGCAGGCCGGTCTTGTCGAGCGCGACCACCTGGCTCACCTCGACCCGCTTTTTCTCGCGCGCCAGGACGACCTCTTTGCCGTAGATAGCCTTGCGCCCATCCAGCTTCAGGTCCTTGGCCACGTCCTTGATCGTGAACAGCGTGCGCCCCCCGGCATCGCAGAACGCGAGGGTCTCGATCTTGGCGAATTCGTGCTTGGCGTTCGTCTCGCCCTTAGCGCTCTGGCCCTCGGGCACCACCTCGCCCGGGGCCGCGTTGGCTTCCTCCTGCAGGCGCTCGATATCGCGGAGGAACGGCACCAGCATGTGCGCCCGCTCGGCTGCCGGGTCGCCTTCGTCGACGGGGCGGGAAAGCATGGCGCGCATGTCCTCGCGCAGCCCGGCGCGATCTTCCTCGGTCCCTTCCATTTCCTCGGGTGCGAGGCCCATGATCGCGGCGGCAATCCGATCGAGCGATTCGTCGGACAATGCCATGCCCGGAAAGGCCTCGATCCGCGCCACAATCTCCGACTGCAGCGGTGCCAGCAGGTTGGTGCGCGCGTCGCTCTTGGCCTTTTCGGCGCGCTCCAGCTCAACCAGTTGAGCATAGCTGTATTCGCCCAGCTTCGCGGTGATCTTGGGGATCGACAGATCCAGCACTTTCTTGGCGTCGAATTCGCTCATCATCGTACCTTTCGTTAGCTTTCCCTGCCCAGCAGCGACTTTTTCGGTCCCGTGAAGGCTTCGCCTGCGCCGAACCCGACGCGGCTATTGGCTGCGGTGCCGCGCCTGCGCGAAAGCCGGTCGCGCTCGGACGCGCGCTCGCGGGCTTCCAACCGCGTGGGGCGGGGCGTCGGCTGCACCTGCTTGGCCGACTTGGACATCAGCGCAGAGCCGGCGAGACCAACGCCGGTCGCGATCAGGGGGATGAAGGGTACGACAGCGGCCATGCGTGTTCTCCTATCCGGTGCCCGTGGGCGCGAAGTACGAATTGCCGAACTCGACCCTGCCACCCCGGCTCGCGTTGCGGCGCTGCCACCCGCCCAGCTTGTTGATGAGGGCCTTGCGGTTCTGGACGCCCAGGCACAGCTCACCCAGGGCATCGGCCACGTGGGATTCGTCGTTCTTGACCGGGACGGAGCGGAACCGGCCACCAGCCTTGCCGCCCTTGCCGATTTCGGTCCGCTCAAGGATGTATTTCTTGGAATAGCCGCGATGCAGCACGCGGCATCGCGCATCCACCAGCAGCGCGGGCTTGCCGCCGCGCAGGCGGTTCAGCCGCTGGCGCACGGCGGACAGGCGCGGCTCGATCCGGTTGCCCGGATCGCCGCCGGGGCTGACCTTTTCGACCGCGAATTCGTCGCGGAATTCCTGCAGGAAGTCGTAGCCGTCTTCCTCGCTCCCGAAGTCTATCGCCGGATCGTAGAACAGCACGCCCGGCGCGCAGTCTGGGAACCAGTCGCCGACGCGCAGCGCGCAGATTTCGCCGAAGGCCCGCGCACCCAGACGGCGCAGCTGCGTGTTCTTTTCCGGGTCGTAAAGCACCACCTCGCGCAGCACGCGCAGCTGGTCCAGTTCCTCGTCCAGCTGCGCGACCACCAGCGCCGGGGTACGGCCCCCGTCCAGCCCGAACAGCAGCGGCAGCGAAGGGTCGGCCTCGATCTCCTGCCGCGCGCGGTGGATCTCGGTATTGTATTCGGGGAACACCCGCTGGCCGGAAGACACATTGCCGAACTTGTTGTCGACGAACCGCGCGACATGTTCGGCAGGCATGCCGGATGCGATCATGCCTTCGTAATAGCCATCGGGCAGGTTGCGCAAGTTCTCCGCATTCGGTTCGCGCCCGCCCGGCTGACGATGGAACCCGATGCCGTAGCGCTCGCCCACCTTCTCCTTCAGCTTGGCCAGCGATGCGTCGTCGATCGGCAGTTTCTGCTCGACGAGTAGTTCGTAGGTCCAGTTGTCCTCGTCCGGCGCGTTGAAGTCGGCGATCACACCGTACCACTGGCACCCGCCATCCTTTGCGGAGGGGTAGCGACCGCAGCGCGGCAGACCGAACTGCAGCACGCTCGCGTCCAGCGTATCGACTTCGTTGAGCCACAGCCATGTCAGCTCCAGCCCCTTGAGCACGTCTTCCGCCTTCTGGTCGCCCATGGCGCGGAAGAACACGTCGATTTCGATTTCGACCGGGGGCTGGCCGTCCATCATGCTCACGTGCATGCGGATCGTGTGGCGCATCTGCCGCCCGTTCCACGTGCTGCCCGGCATGTCCTTGGGGAACCACGAGAACCAGCTTTCCAGCACGTTCGTTTCCAGCTGGCTGTAGGTATCGCGGACGATACAGCCCCGGCTGCGCCGCACCCCGTCCGGGCCGGGCTTCTGCCACAGCGTCATCAGCACCGTCTTGCGGATGCAACTGGTCGTCTTGGCAGAGCCGTAAGGGCCCATGATCGCGGTAATCAGCCGACCGTCGTTCACGAACGCCTCGGCCACGGGGCCGACCGGCGCCATAAGCGAGACCGACGAAACCGACGAATTGAGCGCGCCCCGCGTCATGGGCGCGCGCTTTCGATGCGGCGATAGTCTATCGGGCGAAGCCACACGACCCGCCGGAAAAAGTGCCAAGAGCCATACCAGGTGCGCGAGGGCTTATGCGCGCCAATCCCCAGAAGGCACCACCATGGGCCCACCTGTACCTGGAGACCGATCCGGTCACGCCAGACGTGCCCCCCGGCGCGGCGGATGCCGGAAACCAGAAGCCGCCTAAGCATTGGCCAGCTCCAGCAGCACGTCGGCATGGCAGGGCTCGCCCGGCTTGCACCAGCAGGCGAGGGTCTTGCCGCGCAGCTCGGCACGGGCAGCCGCCACCAAAACCTCGTTGTCAGGGGCTACACCACGGAAGAGGCAGAAGGCGTGGCGCTTGTCCTGAACAGCCCTGCCGCCCGCGTAAGGAGTTTTCACCCCAGGCTTGAACGGATTGCCCCACTTCGTAGTGCGATCGACCTTCACCGCCTCCAGACCATTGATGGCCCGGCTGACCTCTCGCAGTCGATAGCCGCGGTTCCGACGAAGCTGGATGCGAACCGGCTCAGTCATCGTCGCCGTCCTCTGCATCGTCATCGCCGTCCGCGACCTCGACGAACTCTCCCTCATGAATCAGCTGGCCGTCGCGCAGCTGCAGTCCCACCACCTGTTCGGCAGTGACCTTCCCACTCTTGAGCGCCGCCGCCAGCAGTTCACCCGCCATACGCGCGGTGCGGTCCGCTTCGTCGAACTCTTCCGGCCGATGCGCTGCCGCCATGACCAGCGTGGGGAGGTTGTCGACCTCGACCTTGTGTTCGGTCGGTTTCTTGCTGTGGACGTACTCGGACACCCGCGATGCGGCGAGCAGCTGAAGGTTCAGCAGCTTGATCGCAATGTCGCCGGGCTTGCCCGCGCCGGCCCGCGCGACGCTCTCCAGCGCTTCGCACGCATCGGCGAGGCGGTCGATGCTCTCGCGGTTCTCGCGGTTCTCGCTGTCTGCGTCGCTGCGCGCGAGCTCGCGGATGCGCGCGGCGAGGTCCAGCAGCATTGCGTCTAGCTGCTCGCGGCGCTGCATCGTACCGTCAGCGACCAGTATCAGCTCGCACAGCTGGTCCAGCGGCATTGCGTAGATGCTCGCCTGGAACTCGACCGGATCGCCGTACTTGTGCCCGATCAGCTTCGCGAGGTCTTTCGATGCCTTGTTGGTGCTGCCCTTGGGCCGCCCCGGGCCGCGAGCCTTCTCAGGCTCCTGCCGGACCAATCGAAACACGTTGCTTGGCAGCTTGCCCTGATCGTCGCGCAGCAGGTCGAGCTGCTGCGGGTCGCTCGCGAGGCCAAGCACGCCCCCGCCGCTCTCGGCAGGCGCGTCGGCCTTGTCGATAACCTCGGCATGTGCCGCTTCGAGGGAGGTGGGTCCGCTTGACATCAGCCGCGCTCCCGTGCCTGATGCTGGCCCCTGCGAAGATCGAACGAGACATGCCCGCTCAATCCACACCGCAAACCCGCCAGCCGTCCGCGATTCCGCACGGTTGAGGCCTTGTTGCGGGCTACCCGCACCCCGGACCCCAGTTGGCGCTGTGGATTTCGGCCCCTCGGCTCCATCCCCCTTCCGCCCTTCGCAACCGCAGCGCGATCAATCCCGACAGTGGTAGGGATCGGCTTCGGGCCGGTTTTCCCACTTTCCGGTCGCAGCGTGCGCGACGGGATGTCGGATGCGCGCGCGACCTGTGAGGGGGTCGCACCCCCCTCGCCCTTGCACCCGCGCGGGGCCGCGCAGCTGGCCGATCCGGCGCGCTGGTGGGCTAGCGTCTGCAGATTGTCGATTAGGCGACGGCATGGCTGAAAGGCGCGGTTTTCTGCCGTTCCTGCGCCCCGTTGCGACGGAGCCGTTGCGACGGCAGGTCCAGCGCCCTCACTAAGTGCCTGATTTTGCTTGATGTGGGCGGCAGGCCCCGAAGAGCCCGCCGCCCCGCGATCGGCGGCGCTGTCACCTGCGAAGATCGAGGCCGCGCGACCGCCAGGCACACGGTCGCCCCCGACCGCCGCGCCCGAAATTCTCTCCAGCTGAGCGCCCGCGCGCCCACACAACACCCATCCAGCCCAATATCCGGGCATTAAACAATTCGAGTGCGAGGCCAGTGCCGGAGACATGGCCGCTGCAATTACCCCAGATGAGCAAAACGAGGCAAGGGCCCGCCTCTTCCGTTCTAAATGTTCTATCTCGGAACGGAGGAAAGAACATGAAAAGGCGGTAAAATCAGAATGTTAGGTGTGCCGTTCTGTGTTCTGACGCCTCGCGCGTGCGTAGGGATCGCACATGCGGACGAGAGCTAACCGAGCCGCTAGAACTGGAACGCAAACCGATAAATCACTGTAAAAAGGGTAGAAAAAGCGTTCTGCTCGCGCTTTCCACAAGAACAGGTGGAACGCCCCGGACCCATCGGGACCAACCAGAATTCGGCTTCAATTCTGTTTGAATAAAACGGGTCCGGGTGCGGGAGCCGCGAGAGGATGCGGCGCGCTATGGTCCGGGTGCCGGGCCGGGTTCGGTCGATTAAGGCCCGCCGCACCGCGCGCCTAGCGGCGCGCTGGCGGGCCGAGAATTTTTTGTTTGACAGACTTAGAAATTATCCTATGAGAGCAATTGCGAGGGCGAAAGCCGACGCAATTCAACGGCAAAGGAGGCCGAAACCATGATCCAAGGCGACCTTTTCAAGGAGGCAGGCATTGCGTCCTTCGCGCCGCGCCCGCCCAAGCCCGACAGCGCCCTGTTGCTGCGCATGTCGGACGATCACCGGCAGGGCGGAGCCACCGAACCAACCAAGCCCGCATCACCACCGCTCCCGCGCACCGGGGCGGAACTGATCGCGCAGGCCCGCAGCTGTTGCGGCCGATGCTCTCAGACCGGGCACCCGCACGACTACACATGGCACAAGGACACGAAGGAGCTGCTTTGCCCCCCGTGCAACGCGGGCAAGCTTGGCTATCGAGCGACCCCGAACAAGCACGGTGTCTATCTAGAGCCCACCGAACGGCTCGCGCTCCCGCGCAACAAGAAGGGATGGCAAGGCGTGGACACCGCCGAGATTGAGCTAATCGACCTTGGACCGCACTGGCTCTGGTCAACCGGCTACGAATTGAGCAGCTTTTCCGGCTCGCACAGTCCGTTGTCAGACCATCACGCCACGCGCGCGCCGACGCGCGCCGAGGCACTGTCTGCCGCCTGCGACCATCTGCGCCGCAAGCTGGAGGGCACGGACCATGCCGACGCCCGCGCCATCCTCGCATGGCTCAAGACGCTGGATCAGGACGCGCTGCTCGTCTGACGCTATCGGTAGCGTCGACGCCAAATCAGCCACACAAGGAGACCGAGGGAAAGCAAAATGACGAACGGAATTGCCGTATACATCAGATCACTAAACCAAATCTGGTCGTACCATGGCTTGTCCGCCTCGGGCACCGCGATCGGGCCAGAATCGACCGGGGCAGTGCGTGCGTGCAGGTCAACGACCCCAACGCCCGGATCGTCGGATGTGCTTATGCCGGTCTCAGCGTGCCTGGGCAGGTCGACCGGTCTGTCGAACAATTTCGACCATTGCTCCCGCTTCTCCGCGTCTGCGCGTTCGCGAGCCGCCCGCTCGGCGGCGCGCTCTCGCTCCACCCGGTCCATCACCTCGCGCATTCCCTTGGCCATGTCGTCTTCGGAAGACGAGGGCACTCCGTCCACCGGCTCGATCCACTCTCCCGGCTCGGCTGTTGGGACGCTGTCCTGCGCAAAACCGGGCAGTGGCAGAAGCACGATAAGCGCCCAAGCAATCACCAGTCGCATCGCCATCTCCTTGCCAGATCGCGCCTTTGCTGGCATATCACCCGCTGTCCCGCAAGTCGCGGGTCCGGGATTGGAAGCCCGAAGTTAAAGGCGCGTCCGACGCGCTACGGCTAGACCGAAGCGCGTTTTTTATGGTCGGGCGTGTGTGGGAGGCGAAAGCCTGCCGGTAGCCTTTACTCGGTCTTCCAACCCGCCACGTCCGGCCACCAAGGGCGCGCACAAAGTGCGCACCCTTTGCCCGATTGGAAGCGGGTTTGTGGTCGTGAGTAAAGGCCACATTTATGAGCGATTTAATTTCTTTCGACTTCGACCAGTCTGCAGTGCGCGCGGTGATGATTGGCGATAGCCCATGGTGGGTTGCCAGCGACGTCGCAAAGGTACTTGGATATAGCCGACAGCGCGACATGTACCGCAACCTCGACGAGGACGAGAAGGGTGTCCATATTGCGGACACCCCCGGCGGGCAGCAGTCCCTCACCATCATCTCCGAAAGCGGCTTGTTCGCCGCCATCCTCAAATCCCGTAAGCCAGAGGCGCAGCGTTTCCGCCGCTGGGTCACCGGCGAAGTCCTCCCCGCACTGCGCCGGCATGGCCGCTACAGCCTGCCAGCAGCCGCCGCCCCGGTCGAGCATGACAGCGCCACGCTCTCCAGCGCGGTCGCCTGCGTGCGCGAGGCCCGGCGCCTGTTCGGTCACCAGTCTGCCCGGGTCGTCTGGATGAAGCTGGGCCTGCCCACGCCGATTGCCGACGGCATCGATCAGCTCGATGCAGATCCGCTCGCGGTCGCGCTGGGCCAATGGCTGCCCACCGTCGGCGAATGCACGATCGATGAAGCGGCACAGGGCATCGGCCTTGCCACGATCGACGGTTCCACACGCCATAGAATCGGCGCGCTGCTGCGCCTCTATGGCTGGTTTCCCCGCAAGGCGCGGCGCGGACGGGCAACGGTCAACCTGTTCACCCCCCGCACCGTGGGCGCGAAGGAGCAGACCGATGCAGCTTGATAGCGAAGAACGTCAGCACCGGGCCATCGCATCGCTGGAAGCCCTTCACGGCCTGCTCGACATGATCCCACCGGACGAGCTGGTCGAGGTCCGCTATGTCGCGCCCCTGCTCGCCTTGGCCAACGACGCCGTGCGCGACGCGCTGCCCAAGGGCGCGCTAAAATGGGGCGCGAACGATTGACGGAACGAAAATAGAACTTTCCTACAAATGGCAGGCTTCCCTAGGTCCGATTCGTCATCACAGCCAAGGGGAAATGACGATATGAACCAACCCGCCCGCACCATCCGCGCAAGCGCGCCAGCCCCCGATGAATTCGAGTGCCTGCACGCCCTCGCTGCAATGGATGGGCTGGAAATTCTGCTCGAACAGCAGGCACCGGAAGCGACCATTGCCGCCGAACCGCTGGCGGCGCTGTGCCGCTGCGTGTTCGATGCCGCGCGCGATGCCATCCTGTGGCTTCCGCAGCAGGCTGCCAACGACGCCTGACGAAAAGAGGGGCGGCGTGTCAACTCGCCGCCCCTCCGCGCGCTATCGCTGGCGTTACCCCCTCTGCCTAGAACAGCGGGACTAGCAGCAGCGATCCTAGATCAATCCCCCGCTCGGCTCGCGCGCCACGGGGAAGTGAAACCGGGTCTGGGCGGGCACCGCCCGCATGTCGAACCTGTACCACGCGCAATCATCGGGCGGGTCCTTGCTGCGCTTCTTCTTGGTGCGCGCAGCATAGTCCGCCGCGCTCTCGCCCGGCAGGTGCAGCAGTCGACCGGGCGGGGGAAAGAACTTGAGCCGTCCCACCGCCACCACATCGGTGCACATCTGCGAGAATCGTGCCGCCTGCTTGGTGTAGGCCCAGCTGGCATCGAACAGCAGCCAGGTCGGCCGCAGGCTGGCAAGGTGGCGGATCAGCAGATGCAGCAGCGGGCGGCTCCACGCGGGATTGGTGATGAAGCAATCCACGCCGTCGCAGTCCGCTTCGCTCAGCATCAGGGCATTGCCCACGCCGATCGGCCAGCGGTTCATCGCTAAGTCGCCCTGCGGCTCCAGCTCCAGCCCCCACTGGCAGTCGAGCCCGTGCGGCTCCAGCAGGTGGATCAGGTCGCCCGCCCCGGCGCACGGCTCGGCATAGCGCGGCCCGTCACCCACCGCCGCCATCGCCGCCAGCAGCGGCGGCACGCTGCGTGGGTCGATCGTCGGATAGAAGTCGTTCTTCTTGCGCGCCTTCTGGTTGCCCAGCGCTTGGCCGAGGACGCTCATGCCCGCGCCGCCTTGACCCGTTCCGCGTCTGTTCTAATGGGCGGGGCATGCCCATGCGCCATGTCAATTGCCCGGCCCACATGGCTACGGTCGCGCTGATGATCGAACGCGGCGTGAAGGTTCGTACTTGGTGCACGCATTGCCAAGCGCCTTTCAGGCAGGTCGACCTTGGCGAGGTCGCGCGGGTGAAAGGCCCTGACTATTCCCTGTGGGGTCGCTGGACGCGCTGCAAGCTCACGCCCGGCTGTCAGGGCCGCAACCGCTTCTTCCATGACGGAAGGGGCCATTTCACAGGCATGTGGGACTAGGGCACTCACCCTTCGTCCTCCATCAGCGCCTTCAGTGGCACCAGCAGCGCATTGTCGGGCATCTTGCCCCCGAACCGCACCTTCTTGGGCCCGATCGTCCCGGGCAGCTTGCGAAGCGATTGCAGATAGCCATCGCCCTGCCAGTCGCTCCGGTTGAAGATTTCGGTGATCCCCTTGTTCGTGGGGTAGGCGACCGCGAGATAACCCTTTTCCCAGCCAACATCGCCCGCTCTCGCGTCGACGATGCCCTGCTTGCCGCCGGGCTTCTCTTCCACCTCGACCACGCGCAGGCCGTATCCCTTCAGGCGGTTGCGCGCCCCGTGGTTGATCCCGTCCTCGCCCGGCGAATCGTTGTCCATCATCTTGCTGACGGTCAGCGCCCGGTCGATCCACGTGCCGATCGGCTCCGGGGCCGCGCCGTGCGCGCCGGGAATGGGGTAGCTCATGAGGACGCGGCTCACCCGCTCGGTATCGGTCCGCGCCTCGCTCTTGCCGCGCACCATCAACGGCAGGATCGCGACGACCGCTTCCTGCACCCGGCTCATCCCCGGCTCCATGTCGGGCAGAAACTCGTCTTCGACCTCGGGCGCGTCGGGCGCATAATCGTACAGCAGCAGGTCCGCACAGGCGAGCAGCGTGCCGTAGGTATCCTGCCACCGGCTATCGAACCGCTGCGCGCCGATCGCGCGCTTGTATGCGGCCAGCGTGCGGTCGAACCGGGGCCATTGCTCGATCATACGGCGGTGGAATCGCCGCCCGGTGCTGCGCCACTTGGCCAGCTCCATTTCCAGCGGTTCCTGATGCTCTGGCAGCGGGCGCAGGTCCAGCAGCGCGATCCGGTTGCGATCCTCGCCGCGCAGCGTGGCGTGGATCACGGATGACAGCAGGAAACAGCTGCGCGCGGTAAAATCCTTACTCTTGTGGTCGGCACCGCCACGCCCGATCACGTCGCCCGTGCTGGATTTCTTGACCAGGTTCATGATCGCGGCAAGCCGTTCCGGGTTATCATGCGCCTCGGCTTCGTCGATGCTCACCGGCAGGGTGTCGTTCTGCAGCTTCTGCCTGATCCACGCTTCGGTCGCGTCGGAAGTGACCAGCATCCATTCGTCATGCAGCGCGCGGATGATCTTCTGCAGCGTCGATTTGCCGCACCCGGTCGGCCCCGGCAGCCAGATATGCGCGCGCCACAGCAGCGCCCCGCAGATATAGCTTTGCGCGATCCAGCCCAGCATCAACAGCGGCCCGGCTTTCGGATCGACCCAATTCCATGTGGCCAGCACCGCCAGCAGCTCTTCGGCCTCGGCCCTCTGCGCGGGCTTGTCGGCGGGCGGGGGCAGGCTCGCATCGGCGGGGAAGAAGGTTTCCTTGCCCGCGATCTTCACCATGCCGCTGGGGCCGTACTTCACGTCGCCGCTGCGCTTGCCCTTGGCATCGGGCATGTTGGCCAGCAACACCCGGCTGCCCATGTGCAGCACCAGCGCTTCCTCGTCCGCCTGCGGGCGGTGCGCGCCGCGGCCCAGCACCTTGCCTTCGGGGTTGAAGATGCCCTTGGCGTGGCAATCGGCGATCAGCGCCATCTGCGCCTTGCTCTGATTGAAGTCCTCCGGGTCCGGATCGCCCGGCTTCCAGCCCTTGGGGAACTGCGTGAAGTACTCGATCAGGTACTTGTCGCCGAACCACAGCGCCAGCTCGCCCTTGCCGCACCCGCGCGGCGGCTCCATCACGATCTGGTGCAGCCGGTCGAGGAACACCAGGTTCTTGCCGTACACGCCCAGCATCACCACCGGGCAGGGTTCGGGGAACCGGGGCCGCTCGCGCTCGACCTCGGCAGCGCCATCGGGCACCGCGTCGGGGGCAGGGTGCGCCCGCGCCGCGCGCATGTCGGCTAGCCGATCGGCCTGCGTTCCGTTCGGGCCAAAGCTGGGCTTGCGTGGGGGAGTGTCACCTGCAGCCATCAGCGATCATCCCCATCGCGGCGCACCCAGCTCGCGGCGAGCTGTTCCATCGCGCTGGGCACGGTCGACAGGTCGATCTTGGGGCGGTGGCGCCGCGAAATCGCGCACGGTTGGGGGGGGCATTCGCGGGGTTACTACCACACACACCCTTGGCGGCCCTGCTTGTTCCTGCCGGTGCCCCCCTTCGCAGCCGCCCGTGTCGTCGGCTGTTTGGACTTCCGCCTTGGGTATCTTGTTCGCTTCGCGCGGCACCGCCTTTGCAGCCTGCCGCTCGTAATCCTGCCAGCTCCACGCATAGCGAGGCTTTGACCTGCTCACCGCTTCACCCCCCGTAGCCAGTCGTTCCAGTCCTTGTATTCCTGCGGAGGCCAGCGGCAGGCGACCGTGCGCCCGCTGCCGTCCTCGCGCGCCGCAGCCTGCTGCTTGCGCACGGCATCCTCCAGCGAAGCGATCGGCTCCGGGTTCGTGTCGTTCTGCGCCAGCACGTTGAAGTCGCCTGCCTGCGGCGGAAGCTGCAGCACCCCGATGATGCCCAGCGTGCCGCCCGCGATCACCCGCGCACCGGGGTTCGCCATTGCGTAGGAAAGCCCGTCCTCGATCCCTTCGCTGCATTCCACGGGCGTGCCGGGCGGTATGTCGTCCAGCTTTCCCCTGGTGTCGCCCTTCCACAGCGGAATATGCGCGCGCAGCGTGTAGGCCGGGCCGTTGATCTGTTTCAGGCGGAAATCCTTCGCCCTGATCCCCAGCGGCTCCGCCAGCGATAGCGGCAGCTTGGTCCACCGCCCGTCGCCATGGCGGTGCAGGAAGGTAACGTGCGTTGCCGCGTGCATCGCGCCCAGCTGGAACTTCGTCACCATCGCCGGCACCTTGCGCTCCAGCTGGGCGTGATACATTTCGGGCTGGAACCGGATCGCACCGGGCATCTTGCCTAGCTGGCGCAGGTCGATCCCCCGGCCTTGCAGATACAGCACGGGCGGGCTGCTGGGCGTCAGTATGCTTGACGAATGCCACAGCCCTTCCGCCTGTCGTCGGGACGTTTCCTTGTCTTCCATGTCGCGCTGGCGGTTGCGCTCGATCGCCTTGGCCGCCTGCTGGCGATGGCGGTGCAGCTTCGCCGGGTCCATGCTGTCGATCGAGAGGAAGCGCTTGGCCTCCTGCACCGCCGCCGCCTTGTCGCCATTGCAGATCGTGTGTTGCAGCAGGTCGATCAGGTCGCCCCCGGCTCCCGGCGTGCCCTTGGCCATCGCATAATCGGCCCAATTGCCCGCATCCGGCCCGGTGCGGCGGATCTTCAGGCTGCTGCCCGGCTCTCCGTGAATGCTGCCGACGCACAGGAACGCGCCGTCGCGCCGGGCCGCAGGGAACACGCGCAGCGCGATGCTTTCCGCATGCGGGCGCAGCATCTGTGCGATCTCGCGCACACTCGGCCCGTTGGTAAACGGCCCGTTCACGATCTACCGCCCTGTTTACAAATGATTAGATTTTGCCTGCCAGCTTGCGTGCAAGGGGGCCCCGCCAAGAGACGGTCAGCATCGCGACCGCAGGGCGCAGGGCATGAAGGGAGAACGAGTCGTGTCACCGGATCACGCAACCTTGGTCGCAGGTTTCATCCAGTCCTCGGGCTCGCAAATGCCGAGTTCCTTGAGACGCATGACCGTCTCCAGAATCGGTATCTGCCCAGAGACTTCCCAGCGATAGACCGCAGCACGGGCGTAGCCGTAGCGATCGGCAAATTCCTCGCCGGATAGCGGCGGCTTCCGCTCCGTGCGCCATTGCCGGATCTTCTGCCCGGCCAGATGTCGTTGCTTGCCCATGCAGGCCTGTTATCCTATAAGAGCAATTCTATGCAAGACGCCCCGAACAAGATTGCCCACAATAGCGGATGCGGCCCCTCTGCGGTGGTCCTACAATTCCCCTCTATGGGACAGCATCGGAAAGACCTCAGCAATCTGCCCAACCGCGTGCGCTACTGGCGCCTTGAGCGGGGGATGACGCTGAAAGAAGCGGCAGCGCAGATCGGTACGGCCTTCGGCCACCTGCAGCGGATCGAGACAGGCGCACGCGAACTATCCACCGTCTGGATGCGCAAGATCGCAACCGTGTTCGACGTTACCCCGGCTGACCTTCTTAGCATCGAAGATGGCGGGCTCGATCCCAAGGAACGGCGGATCGTCGAAACCCGCCGCCAGATACCGGAGGCGCACCGCCAGTCGATCGACGCTGTGGCAGAGGCGCAGCAGCCTTTCCGGGGCGCGGCGGAAATGGTGCCCCTGCGCCTTCGTTCGGATGACGACCAATCTCCGGACGAAGCGCCCCCGCGCAAAACCGCCTGAATTTACCCCATCGGACTACCCAAGGCCTCGCTTTTGCGGGGCCTTTTGCTATGCGCGCTGTGGGCGATTGCTCACAAAGGATAATTTGCCGCTTGCGTGAATTGCTCTCGTAGGATAATTCGTTTTCGTGTTCATTTGTCACGGAGGCTGAATTGTCCGCCATTCTTCTCGATTTTCCGGTGCCCCACCCGGAAACCCGATCGCCCGCCGCTCCGGCCAAAGCAGCCGATCGCCACCCGCGCGACCGCCGCCCGTTTTCCGCCCGGCGCAAGTATTCGCTCTCCGACATGATCCGCCTGTGCGGGCTCGAAGAGTACGAACGGCGCACCGCGATCGACCATCTGCGGATCTACGCCCGGCAGAACGGCCTGCCCCTGCCGCGCAATGCCCGCGTCCATAAGGGCAGGGCGATCACCGGCCCTGATGCGATCGGCACCCGCAGTTCGTGGGATGCGCTGGCGGTCGATGCGTGGCTCGATGGTCCGCAGCCGCCGCAGGGTGGGGGCGCGCTTTCGTCCACCGCCAGCGCAGCGGGCACCCCGCCCGTTCCCGCCCCCTGCCGCGCCGACATGGCCGACCGTGCACGGCAGCTCGCGTCATGACTCGGCTGCAGCACCTGCAGGGCAGGCTTGCCCGGCGCGCCCGCTGGACCGCTCCCCTCTCGCACGTCGCCACGCTGGCCGCGTTCGTCACGCTCGCGTTCAGCGCAGTCGCGAACCTTGCCGCTGTGATCCTGCGGGCAGTCTGACATGGGCGCGCTCACTCCGCCACCGACTGGTGACGCACGCGAACGGGTCGCCGTCGTCTCCCAGCGCCCGCTTGGCCCTTTGGGTCGCATCGTTGCGGTGCGCGATCTGCAAAAGGCGAAGGGCTACACGCCCGTGTTCGACGCGGGCAGGGACATCACCGAAATCACCGGGCTGATCCACGGCAACCTCTATGACGTGCTGACCATGCAGGGGGACGCGCGCAAGCTGGCCCTCGCGAGGATCGGCGCGCTCGCGCTGGCAGGGATTGAGCGCGAGGAAGAGGTTGAGCGCGCCCGCGAAGCCGCACGCCTCGCCCGCGAAATGGCCGAAGGCAAATCGTCATGAACGATCAGGCCCTCCGCGACCTCGCCCTCCCCGTGATGTCGGAAGCCGATGGGCAGGCCGCGCTCCAGCACCTGCTCGCGCATTCGCTCGCCGGGCTTTCCATTGCGGAGCATATCAGGCTCGCCGCCACCGAAGATGGGCGCGCAATCCGCCACCTCGCCATGCTTGGGCTGCGCTACTGCGACAGCGACCGGGCCTTGGCCGTCGCCTGCGAATTGCCTGCCGACGACCTGTTTCTGTGGACCCGGTGGGAAGGCGTTCACCACCACGCGCTGCTCCGCATCACCGGGGCGCGCAGCGCGAAAATCCGCATCGGCGGCAGGCCGATGCAGGCCGTGCTGGTGCCCCACGATCCCGCCAGCGCCGACCAGACCAGACACTGCGCACTGCCATCCCTCTCCCCCCCCAATACCGGCAGTCATCGCGCAGGATAGGGGCGGCGGTAATTGCATCCGAGCAGGTTGCGCCGCCCCGACCACTTCACCCTCACCAATCCGCGAAAGGATCTACCGTGAGACAGAAATCGAACGACAGCACCAGCGCAGCATGCCGCCGCCACCAGGCGACACTGCGCCGTCAGGAACCCCAGCGCCTCGGCGTTGCTCTGGCCCTTCTGGTTGTCCTTTACCTGCTGCTGGCGATGATCCCGTGACCGTCACGATCGACACCGACAGCGAACCGGGCTCCTACCGCTCTGCCAACGATCCCGATGCCTCGTGCGCCGCGTGCAAGCAGACCACCTGCGATCATCCGGACATGATCTACAACGGCAAGATTCCTCTGCCGGAGGACTGGCAGAAATGAACCCGTTCGACCGCATGCGCGCCCGCCTGCAGGCACGTGGCCTTATCGACCGCGACCTGCGCCTGACCGATGCAGGACGCGCCCACACCAGCACGATCCTCGCCAAGCTGCGCAACACACAAGCGCCCAGCGATCCCCACGCCCGGGGCGTGCGGTGGAACCACCACTTCAATCAGAGGAAGCGCAGCTAACATGCCCAAAGACACACCCTCGCCCTCGCTTGCGGATGAGCTGGAGCCGTGCGCGCATTGCGGCTCGCGGGCAACATTTGGCGTCGTCACCGAAGGCGGAGAAAACAACCCCGACTTCGGCGGGCATTTCGTGCAATGCACCAATGAAAAATGCCATGCCTGCATGGGCCTTCGTTTCGCCTGTGGCGATGACCCACGCCCAGCCCTTCGAGACGCATGGAACACCCGCCCCACCGAAGCGCGCACCGGGGGCGATGCGTTGCTCCGGCGTATCAAGGAGCGTATCGAAAGGGCTGATCGAGACGGCGGCGTTCTCGCCATGACCGGAGCTATCAGTGAGGTGGCCGCTTGGATCGAGGCAGCCCTATCCCACCCCACCCCCGCCGATGATGCGCGCACACCGGATGATGTGGTAGAGGCGCTGGGCGAGGTCAAAACGAACATCGCGTGGGCCGAAGAGCATTATTCTGGCCCCGAGTTCTTCGATGTGGCGTGGCCGGAAATCCGCAAGAGCCTAGACGCCTTGAACACCGCCCTCACCGCCAGCGGGGATGCGCGGGAGAGGGCTTTGCGGGAGCGCATGGTGGGAATGATGCGCTCCCTTGCCGACGATCACGCAGTTTCTATCCGCGATTACTCCGAAGAAGCCCGAACCATCCTCGCCCTACTCGACACGCCCCCGGCAGGCGATGGAGGTGGGGTATGAGCGAGGCTACTTGTTCTCAATGTCGCTACAGCAAAGGCGATAGGTGCCTGCGCGATGGGGACTACTCCCAGAGCTACGAATTGACCTACACCGATAGCGACTTTTGCGGACCTAACCGGCGGTATTTCGCCCGCCGTAGCATGCGCCAAATCCTATGCGGAGAATAGCCCAATGACCCAGCATACCAACCCCGTGCCGGTCACGGCGGAGGACCGCGTGGCCGCGTGGCCGTTTCGTCCGATAGAGAAAGGACCTGACTATGACTGATCCAATCCACCCCGCGCCTGTCGAATTCTCGGCAGAGCAGATCCAGGCCGACAGCATTCTGCGCTACTTCCACTACGCGCACCTGCCCGAACGCCTGCAGGCGGCATCCAAGCCTTTCTGTGACCTCGCCCGTCACATGATCGAGACACTGCCGCGCAATGCCGAACGCACCGTGGCGCTGCGAAAGCTGCTGGAAGCCAAGGACGCCGCTGTTCGCGCGAACGTCCAGTAGCATCAACCAGCCCCACCCCACTCAATCTGAAAGGACCTGACCATGGCCGAAGCCACTGACGATCGCCTGCGCCTGCTGATCGAGCGTATCGAACGTCTCGAAGAGGAAAAGAAGGGCATCGCCGACGATATTGGCGATGTCTATGCCAAGGCCAAGGCGGTCGGCTACGACCCCAAGATCATGCGCCAGATCGTGCGCCTGCGGAAGATGAAGCCCGACGACCGCAGCGAGCAGGAAATGATCCTCGACACGTACAAAGCCGCGCTGGGGATCGGGTGATGCTGGTCGTTCGCGTAGAACTTTGGTCCGCTGTCGACGGTAGCAAGCAGGAGCTTGCTCGCATGGTGATCGACAATACGGGTGGGACCCCGCAGCTCGGTAATTATCGCGTTCGGACCCTTCGCGGACGGTCTCTGAGCGCTCTAGATCGAGCCATGATCCCGCCCCTTTCCGTCACACGCGAGGGCGCTGTGCACGCGCACCCGCGTCTGCGAGAACACGTCTGGAACTTGGTCGCGAAGGCCTTGCAAGCGATGCGCTACGGGAGTTCGAACCAATGAGCGTATCGCTTGCCCAACGCGCCGAAAGCCTACGCGCCTATCATCGCGCTGTGGCAACCCTGCAGGAAGGTGACAAGGTGTGCGTGAGCCGCTGTGGCGGCGGCCGCGCGACTTTCCGCTTCGTCATGTTCGATGGTTACTGGATGATCGGGAAAGGCGGACAAGACGATTATGCGCCCAGCGCCATCGTCTCGCTCAACGGCGAAAAGGTTTCGTTCCGTGACCCGCCCTGGGAACGCAAGCTGTATGATCCTCGCACTGGTCGACCGTTCGGGGACCACGGCACGGAGTCGCAGGCTTGCGAGTGGATCGTCGAAGTGTGCAACGATACCGATCCGGCAAACACCGCCGAATTCCTGCGCGCGTGGCGCGAAGGCGGCGCTTGGGAAGAATGGCCCGAATACTATCACTGGCTCGATCCCTTTCCTCCCACGATAGCAGGCCAAATCAGCCTTGCCGCCGCCGCGCAGGAAGCTCCCTTCTAACTTGACCCCACCCCCGGGCGGCGCATGATGCGCCGCCCCAACGGCAAAGGAGGCCGACATGCCCCGCACTTCCACTACCGCCCACGCCACCCCCGCGACCGAATCCGATCGGCAGGCCCGCGCCGCGTTCCGCGACTACACCCTGTACTATCAGGATAACCTTATCACCGCCGCGCTGCCGATCGACATGAGCCCGCGCACCTTCGAGCGTATCTTCGCCGGCAAGCGCGACGTGCCGCCCGGCGTGGCCCGCGAAATGGCCGCGAAGATCCGTACCGACGTGATCGAGGCACGCGACCCGGCCAGGCTCGAAGGTTGGGCCACGGCGCTGGAAACATGGGCGCGGGATTGCGAGGCCCGCAATGGCTAAGCACCAGCAAATCCCCTACCTTGCCCCGCCGCACCGGATGAAGGACGGGCGCTATAGCTGGCACTGGAAGCCATCGCCGCGCCTGCGCCGCCTTGGCTGGAAGAACGAAGCGCTGGGCATCACCGTCACCAAGCGGCCTTCGTCCGAAGTGATCGCGAAGGCCACGGCTATCAACGATCGCGTTGCCGCATGGGAGGCGGAGGCCGCGCAGGTCGCCGGTACACCGGCACCCCCGCGCAAATGGCGCTTCTGCGATCTGGTGACCGCCTATCGCGCCAGCCCTGAATTTGCCCGCATCGCCCCCGCCACCCGCCGCGAATACGAGGTGCGCCTTGGCCAGCTCGAATTCTGGGCGCAGGATGGCAAGCTGCCGATCCGCGACATCGACCGGCAGATGGTGGTCGAGCTGAAAGACACGCTTCTCGCCCCGCGTGAGGACGGCAGCGATCCACGCTTCAAATGCGCCGCCATCCTGCGCGTGCTGCGCCTGCTGATGCGCTGGGGCATGGCGCACTCGCTGATAGAGGCAGACCCCACGCTGCTGGTGCCGCTTCCCACCGCCCCGGCGCGCTCCGCAAAGCTGGACTGGCGCGCGATCGAGGCCATCCACGCCGCCCACCCCGACGATACCGGCGCGCTGGCCCTGCTGTTCGGCTTCTGGACGCTGCAGCGGCGCGACGATCTGCGCCAGCTCAACCGCTTCCAGTGGCGCGAGCTGCACGGCTACGATCCGCGCGATGCCCCTGTGCTGGTCGATAGCCGGGGCAGGGTGATGGGTTTCCGGCTGAAGCAGCACAAGACGGGGCGCAACGTCGATTGCCCCCTGCCGCCCTTCCTGCATCCGCTGGTCGACGCCGCGTTCGATCGCGGCCAGTGGCTGTTCCCTCATTCGCAGGACCCGGCCAAGCCGATCAGCGGCGATGTGATCCGCCGCCGCGCAAAGCCCATGCTCGATGCCGCGGGCTTCGATCATATCCAGCTGCGCGACATGCGCAGATCCGGCATGAGCTGGCTGAAGGATATGGGCGCCAACAAGTCCGATGTGTTCGCGATCAGCGGCCACCCGCTCGACGGTCAGAAGCGCACCATGGCCGATACCTACATGCCACCAGACACCCGCTCGGCCTGCGCCGCCATAGCCGCCGCCGAACGCACCCGCCGCATGCTTGCGGAAAGAGAAGAAGGAGAAGCGAAGTGAACAATCCCCCACCTCGTCGCCAAGGAAAGTCAAATGCAGTGGCCTTTGCGATGGCAGCCGCGATCAAGTCGGGGAAGAAGGTCGGCCTCGCCTACACGGACCGCGAGACTGGTGAACTCCGAATCGATCCTGTGGTCACCGTTCCGGGCTACGATGACGGCACGCAACTGGCCGATCATAGCCGCCATCGCCGCCGCCAGCGCGCCCGCCGCATGCTCGCGGAAAGAGACGAAGGAGAGGTGAAGTGAGCGAACAGGTGTACGACGACAAGGTTGCGCCCCTGTTGAGGCAGGTCGCGGAAATCTGCATGCAGCACAAGATGACCCTCATCGCGCGCGTCGAATGGGAGCGGGACAAAGCGGGAATCACCCAGATAGTTCCAGATGACGCAGGGATCGGCCAGAAGCTGACCCAGCTGGCAGCACATTCCCACGGAAACATTGATGCTCTGTGTCTTTCTGCGGTGAGGCACTTCGACTGCTCTGCGTCTGCAGTACTTGCTCCGCTGACAAGGGAACAGAAATGACCCCCTTCCTCTACCTCGCCATGGCGATCTTCAATGCGGCTATGCTACCTTTCCACTTACAGGATAGGGACTGGCTCGGCCTAGCGATGAACACCTTTGCCATGCTCTTTTTCGGTTATGGAGCCATCATCGAAGCGTACTGCGCTGGTGAAAAGGCAGCCCATCGTCGCAATTGCGACGGAAACACCGTCGCAACGGGGAAACCAGAAACCCCTTGA